GGAACAGCCAACACTGGAGGTGGTGGTGGTGGAGGTGGCAACCCTTCAGGTTCTGATGGAGGTACAGGTGGAGCAGGTGGCAGTGGTTTAGTTATACTACGTATGCCCACAGCAAGTTACTCAGGAACAACTACAGGCTCACCAACAGTTTTAACATCTGGTACTGACACCATATTATTATTTAAATCATCAGGGAGTTATACAGGTTAATGCCATATATAGGAAAAGCGCCCAACCAAGGGGTTCGTAACAGATTCATCTACCAAGCCACAGCAGGGCAGACAAGCTTCAGTGGTTCAGATGCAAACGCACTTACATTGAGTTATTCAGACGGTGCATATGTAGATGTATATCAAAATGGTGTACTACTAAAGCCAAGCACTGACTACACAGCTACATCAGGCACAACTGTTGTGTTGGTCACAGGAGCATCACTAAACGATGTAATAGAGATAATAGCATACGATGCTTTTAGTATAGCTAACAGCTACACTAAAGCAGAGTCAGATACACGGTATCCATTCTTGGGTAACGACTCTATAATTAGAACAAACGGCAACAGTATTACAGCAGACATAACAATACCAAGTGGTACAAACGGATTGTCAGCAGGACCTATAACAGTTAGCAGTGCTACAATTACCGTTAATGGTACGTATACAATAGTTTGAGGATAGCATGACAAGTAGGTTATTAGTAGATAAGATTGAGGGGAAGAGTACATCTGGAACTATTCAGATGCCAGCAGGTATGATTGTTCAAACTTCTTTCCAACAGTTTACGACAAACACATCATTAAGTAGTACTTCAGATGCTGATGTAGGAGGTTCATCACTCTCCTTTACACCAAAGTTTGCTTCTAGTCTTTTAATTCTAAGTTGTAGCGTTTCAATTAATATTTATCGTTCCAACATCAATAACGGATGTACTATTAATTTTAATGTCGATGGGTCAAATATTGATAATACTGGTGCTGATTATGAACTTCTTGATAGCGTACCATCTGGTAATACAAATGTTTATGTTAGAATGAATAAAGAAAGTTCTGTAAACGCCACTAATACAAACGCAAAAACCATTAAACTTACTGGAAGAGTTTATCAGACTGGAAGTAGTGGTGTAGCTGTTATAAATTCTAACTCATATTTTACAAGCAGTATAAAGATTCAAGAAATAGCACAATAGGAGAAAACAATGACAACAATAGCACAAGCGTTAACGAGTTTAGGAGTTACAGAGTGGGTTCTTAGAGGAGAGCCTACAAATGAAGAAGAGTTCAACCAGATGTTTCGTAAGGTTACTGGAGCCGATAAGAATGGTTCAGCAATAGAAAGTGCAGACCCAAAGGACTGGGGTGTAAACTATGCACAGGTAGCAGGGGAAAAGACGTTACTGCAAAGTCGTGAGCCAATGCGATTGCTCCGTGTAGAACGAGACAGATTACTGGCAGAAACAGATTGGACTGCGTTAGGTGATGTAACCATGTCAAGTGCCATGAAAACCTATAGACAAGAACTTAGAGATTTACCTGCGAGTTCTGATCCAAAGTTAGACAGTGATGGTAGACTAGACATGAGTAGTGTAAAGTTTCCAACTAAACCAAGCTAGGAGTAAGAAGTGGCGTTAACTAAAGTACGAGCAGGTGGATATGACTTTGATACTGGTCTAGGAACACGACTAGATGCAGTTGATATGACTAGCACCACGACAATTACAGGTATACCTTCAACAGCAAAAATGCTTATTATTGGAGTAAATAATTTGTCACCAAGTGCAAGTTCAAACTACGGCATACAGTTAGGAACGTCTAGTGGTTTAACAACAAGTGGGTATCAAACAAATCAACAATATATTTATGATGGTGGTTCAGTTAATGAAGCAGTTTCTACAAGTTCAATATATATGGGAGGTTGGTCTGCATCAGGTACGCATGAAGTGCTTTGTACTTGCTATAATGTAACAGGAAATATTTGGACATACAGTCTTCTAGCTCAAGTTGATGGTACTTATGAGGGTGGTGTGTATGCTTTAGGTGGAGTAACGCTTGGAGGAGCATTAGATAGAGTCGGTTGGACAGTATCGAGTGGGGCATTTGATAGTGGTACAATGTCAGTAACGTATTATTAGGAGGAATAAATGCCATACATAGGAAGAAGTAGTAATTTTGGCGTTAGAACACGCTTCATATACCAAGCCACAGCAGGGCAGACATCGTTTAGTGGTTCAGATGCAAATGCAAACGTATTGAGCTACAGTGATGGTGAGTATGTGGATGTCTATCAAAATGGTGTTTTACTCAAGCCTGCCACAGACTACACATCTACCTCTGGCACAACGGTAGTTCTTGTTACAGGAGCATCTCTGAATGATGTGATAGAAATTGTAGCCTACGATGCGTTTACAATAGCCAACAGCTACACCAAAGCAGAATCAGATACACGCTATCCTTTTCTTGGAAACGACAGTATAATACGAACCAACGGCAACAGTATCACGGCAGATATTACAATACCTAGTGGTACAAACGGATTGTCAGCAGGACCTATAACAGTTACAAATGCTACAATCACAGTTAACGGAGTGTATACAATAGTATGACCAGTCGATTATTAGTAGATAAGATTGAGGGGAAAACTACTTCAAACACTGTGCAGATGCCAGAGGGTTCTGTAATCCAAGTTAAAACAGCTTATTATGGAGCAAATAGTGGATTATATAACAGCACATCATATCAACATATTAGTCCTTATGATGTAACAATTACACCAAAATTCTCAAATAGCTTGATGCGTATTACATGGATTGGACAACAAAATTGCTATACTAATGGCAGTCAAGAAAATCCTTATTGTTACTATGCGTTTTATCAAGACAGTACAATAGTTTCTAATCACAATATTTCATATGGTGGAAGTGGTTATATTCAAATGATGGGTGGTTCTAGTAGTAGTGGATTTGGACAATCTTTAAATACTATATTGACTGATGTATTAAGTGCAGGTAGCACTAGTTCCAGAACATATAAACTATATGTAAAAGGAGATAGCACTCATCATTATACTAGTTTACAGGCAGTTTGTGCAAGATACATGATTGTTGAGGAGATAGCTCAGTAATGGCAAGTGAACTTCATGTAGATGCAATAAAACATTCTGGTGGCACAAGTGCCATGACGATAGATAGTTCTGGTCATGTAAGCCATCCAGTCAGACCATATTTTAGTGTTAGGCAAAATGATGGTCAATCTGTAGCAACTGGAACACAAACAACTATGCTACATCCAACATCCATAAGCGAAAGAGGAAGCGACTATAATAGTAGCACTGGAAAGTTTACTGCACCAATAACAGGTCTTTATCATTTTACAGCAGATGTTCAGATTTCTACAAGAACCCAATGGCAGTTCTTTTTCCAACATGACAATTCTGGTGGAAGTGCAATAAGGAGTTATGTAGGTTTTAATGCACAAAGTGGAACATATATGACGATTGGTAGTCAATCTCTTACAGTTCAAATGACAGCAAGCGACACAATTAATGTAAGAATAACGCATTTTTTAGGAAGCAGTCAGAACGTTTATGGACACTTTCACGGCTTTTTTATAGGATAAATCATGGCATCAATCCTCAAAGTAAATACCATACAAGACGCAACGAACTCTAATACGGCTATGTCTATTTCTTCAACTGGTGAGATTGAACAAACTCAAATGACTATAGCTATGTTTGCACCAAGTGATAATGATTCAGTAAGCAGTGGTACTATTGTCATGGGTAGTTCATCTCATGTGGCTTGGATGTCTATGCACAATGATTCTGATTTTCCATTCAAACAAATTGGTAGTCCTCCAACTTTTGACTCAAATGGAATATTTACCTTTCCATCAACTGGAGTTTATGAAATTCATCATGTAGTTGGTTGGTATAGTACAAGTGATAACGCATACGCAGGAACTAGTATTGAAATTTCACAAAATAGTGGTGGAGCGTACAGTGCTTCTTGGCACTATTCACAATTAGAAAATTATGGTGCAACTGGATATGCTTCAGCAAATGCTTTTATGCTTACAAATGTGACAGATGCAAGCACATTTAGAGCTAGGTTTCGTCTTGACCATGCGTCCTCTATTAATGTCAGAAACAAATATTATTCACGAACAATATTTAAAAAAATAGCACCAGTGCAGACTTAGGGTAACAACATGAGCAAAGCAGCAGAATTAGCAAACCTTATAGGCAACATCAACGCAGGTGGTGGTGGAGTAAATAGGAACTTGATGATTAATGGTGCAATGAATGTGGCACAGCGAGCAACTTCAAGTGCATCACTTGCAGATACAAGTGGTTATAAAACTTGCGATAGATGGTTTTTTAATGTGTACTCAGGTACTTTTACTCAATCACAAAGTTCAGATGCTCCAGATGGTTTTGCAAATTCTATAAAATTTGATTGTACGACAGCAGAAACACCTGGTGGTGCTGACCAAACTGCTCTTTATCAACATATGGAAGGGCAAAATATTCAAGCAATAAAAAAAGGAACATCAGAAGCTAAACCTTTAGTTGCTAGTTTTTGGGTAAAATCAACTGTAACAGGAACAGCCTGTGTTGAATTAGTTGATAATGACAGTTCATACAGGACAAACTCTCAATCTTATACTATAAATTCTGCTAACACATGGGAGCATAAAACAGTAACATTTCCACCAGATACAGGTGGATCAACAATGGACAATGACAATGCAAGCAGTATGTATTTTGCATTTTGGCTTGTTGCAGGAGCAAACTATAAAAGTGGAACGCTACAAACATCTTGGGGTGCTTTAAACAATGCTAACAGAGCGGTTGGTCAAACGATAAATATTGGCTCAAGCACAGATAATAATTTTTATTTAACAGGTGTTCAGTTAGAAATAGGACAGAACCCAACAGAGTTTGAACATGAGCCTTTTGAAACAACATTTAAAAAATGTCAGAGGTATTATGAGGAAGGAAAGGCTCTGCTTCAATGTGCTGTAAGTGGAGGAGGCTATAGAACAATTAGGGTAGAACTACAAACACAAAAAAGGGCTGTTGCATCTATGACGTTATCAAATAATACTGGTAGTGCTAGTGTAGATGCTTCAGTTGCTTCAACACAGTCATTTCAAATATATAATAGCTCTGGTAATTATTGGTCAGCAGACTGGGCTTGTGACGTAGAACTATAGGTAAAATAAAATGAATATTACAAAAGCATATTACAAAAATAGTGTACACACTGGACAGAAGAACGCTTATATAAAAGCAGAAATTGATGGTAAAATGTGGATGATACCACTAGACCCTGACAACAGACACTACGCAGAAATACTAAAACAAGTAAAGGAAGGCACGTTGACCATCAAGGACGCTGACTAATGCTTGGCTTTAATGCCATATCAGAAGTCTCCATTGCAGAACTGCCAGGTGCTTTTGTACCAGTATCAAGCGTAACGCCTGAAAACATAGGTATAACAAGTGCGTTAGGTAGTGTTGGAATAACAGCAATAGGTGCTGCTGACGCAACTGGTGTATCAGCTACTTTAGTTCTTGGCACAGAGTTTAGCGTTACAGGGGCAGCCAACGTATCAATCACAGGATTGTCAGCTATAGGTGAGTTAGGAAACGAAACAGTATGGGGATTAATTATTCCAGACGTAGGAAACACATACACAAACATAACAACAGGTGCTTCACAGACATGGACAGAGATAGATACAGGAGCATCTCAAACATGGACAGATGTCATACAATAAGGTATAAAAGTACCATAGCACTTTTTGAGGAGAAGCAATGCCAAGTACATATACAAGCAACGGTGGTATAGAAAAGATCGGTCTTGGTGAAAAGGCAGGAGCTTGGGGAACCACCACAAATAACAACTTTGATATTATAGATAGGCTGACCAACGGAGTTGGAGCCATAACACTTTCTGGAACAACACACACATTAACAACATCAGACGGAAGTTTGTCTGATGGTATGTTTAAGGTTTTAGTTTTAGGAGGATCACCTTCTGGAACAAACACAATAACAATCAGCCCTAACGATGCAGACAAGTTGTACTTTGTGCAAAATGGAACAAGTCAGACAGCTACATTTACACAAGGCTCTGGTGCTAACGCAAGCGTAGCAGCAGGGGAAGCAGCCATAATATTTGCTGATGGTGCAGGATCAGGAGCAGCCGTAACAGACTTGTCAGCATTGTTTCCTTTGAAGTCTGGAGTGGCAGCGTCTTTTACCACAGTAACAGCAGGCACATCAATATTGCCTGACACATCTGGTGGGGCAGACATAGGATCGGCATCGGCTGAGTTTGGAGATATATACATAGCTGACGATAAGAAGATTAAATTTGGCTCTCAACAAGACATAACTATGGAGTGGGATGAAGACGGAACAGATAGTCTTTTGATATCAGGGGGTGATGTAACTATAGCTGATGACAATAAGTTGTTTTTTGGTACAGATAAAGATGTAAGCATAGAGTATGATGAGGATGGCAATAACGCTATGGTAATAGCAGGTGATGTCATATTTGCCGATGGATCAACCTCTGTTGATATTAAGTCACATGATTTAAGTGCAAACGGACTAAAGCTAGATGGCACTTTGGTTACAGCTAGTGCTGCTGAGATAAATAAATTAGATGGTGTAACACGAACAACGTCACAAATAAACTCAGCTAGAGATGGAACTGTAACATCAGTAGCAACAAGCAGTGGCTTAACGGGTGGAACTATTACAAGTTCTGGAACGATATCTATGGCAAACAGTTGGATGGCGAATACCAGTGCTGCATTATCATCTAGTTCTTCAGCCAGTAGCTTTAGTAACAGTAGTGGTTATCCTGTGTTCATTTCTGGAAGATCAACATCAACCTCTAGTAGCACTTACACAGTATCATTCTCTGGTGGTACAGCAGTTTTAGATATGCAAGATGGGGATAGTGGCACATACGATATGTTTGCAACTATATTGCCAAATGGAGCAAGTATATCACAAACCAATGGCAATAATTTTACCTATATGGCAGTACAAATAAGACCAGGTTGATATGCCATTACAAAAACTACAATTCAGAGCAGGTATAAACAGAGACTCTACATCATACACAAACGAAGGTGGATGGTTTGATGGAGACAAAGTACGTTTTAGAAACGGCTTGCCTGAGAAGATAGGTGGTTGGACAAAGTATTCAGATACACAGTTTGTGGGAACCTGTCGTGCTTTGCACACATGGACAGCATTAGATAACACAAACTTTATAGGCATAGGCACAAGTCAAAAGTATTATCTCAACGCAGGTGGTACTTACTACGACATAACGCCTATAAGAAAAACAACCACAGGGGCAGCTACATTTACAGCCACAAACGGAAGTTCAACTATTACAGTTACAGATACAGATCACGGAGCAAACCTAAATGATTTTGTAACATTCACAAATGCCTCTGCTTTTCATGGTAGTGGCAACATAACGGCAGCCGTTATAAATCAAGAATATCAGATAACAGCCGTGACAGCGTCAAACACCTACACGATTACAGCAAAAGACACCAGTGGTAGTGAGGTTACAGCAAACGCTAACGATGCAGGTAGTGGTAAAGGTGGTGGTTCTACAGTAGCAACTTACCAGATAAACGTAGGGCTAGACGATAACTCATACGGCACAGGTTGGGGTGCAGGTATATGGGGTGGTATATCTGGATCAGCAGCAACCACAGCCGTAAACGATGGAAGTGGAATGACAGCTTCAGCGACTAGCGTAACAGTTGATTCATCAGCTAACTTTGAAACAACAGGATACTTGTTAATAGATAGTGAGATAATTCAGTACACAGGAAAAACATCTACCACATTTACAGGACTGCTTAGAGGATTGTTTGGAACAACGGCATCTACTCACGCTGACGATGCTACAGTCACAGAGGCACTAGGTGGTTGGGGTATGCCTGCAACCACAAACGTAGCAGGAGCTTTGTTGCGTCATTGGTCACACGATAACTTTGGTGAAGACCTAGTTATGAATGTTAGAGATGGTGCAATATATTATTGGGATAAATCAGGTGGCACATCATCAAGAGCCGTAGAGATTTCAACACTAGCAGGGTCTACCAATGCACCAACAATAGCCAAGAAGGTAATAGTCTCTGAAAGAGACAGACACGTTTTAGCTTTTGGTTGTGATAGTGAGACAGCAAGTGGCACACAAGACCCATTACTGATTCGTTTTGCCTCACAGGAAAGTCTTACAGAATGGAATGCTCTTCCTACAAACACAGCAGGAGAGTTGCGTATTGGTACAGGGTCAGAGATAGTTACAGCCGTACAAACAAAGCAACAGACACTTGTTATTACAGATGTATCCGTACACGCTTTGCAGTTTATCGGACCTCCGTTTACATTTGGTATTACAGAGGTTGGTAGAAACACCACGATAATATCTGAGAACGCTGCCGTGGCTGTAGAGGAATCTGTATACTGGATGGGATACAGAGAGTTCTATGTGTACAATGGTCGAACACAAAAGCTTGTATGTCCTGTGCAAGAC